CTGCATCTAGTACGAAGAAAGGAGCAGACTATAGTGTTATATTCAATATTGCTGTTGATGGTGATAATAATCGTTGGGTACTCCCGTATTACAGAAAGAGAGCGACTCCCTTAGATTTAGCTGATTCTATTATCAATAACTTTAAAAATTACAAAAGTGCTAAAACAAGGATTGAATCTGTTGGATATCAGGAAATGTTGAGACAATACATTAAAGAAAAAGCAGAAGAACTAGGAATGTTTATCCCTGGACTTGAAATAAAAGAAAACCCTAGAACTAGCAAATCGTATCGATTAGAGAGCTTACAACCATTGTTTGCTAATAAAAAAGTGTATATTCAAAAAAATATGCAAGCATTTATAGATGAACTAACATTATATCCTCGTGGTAAGCACGATGACTTGTTAGATGGATTCTTTTATGCAAACAAGAATTGTTATAGACCTACCCATGATTCTACCCCAGAAATGCAAGAAGACCCCTGGTATAGAAGGAAATCAACTAAAAGTTGGAAATTATTGTAGATTTCTCTTGACAACAATGAAATAATTCCCGTAATTTCGCTATAGTACATTTATGGAAAAAAGCAAGTATTATTTAGACTTTGATGAATTTATTTCAAAACTAGATAGTTTAGACAAGGTAGAGATACCAAAGGGATATATAGCGATAGATGCCAAAAAAGATACAAAAAAGAGTACAAAGCACAAGAACTCAAAGTCAAGATGATTTACAATTTGTTTTTGATTATCAAACTGGTGATGTAAACCAGGTAGAGATAGACGAAGAAGTACAACTAACTAGAGAGTTATTTCATGATTATAAGAGTGCTAGAGAGTTATGGGCACAAAAATTTCAAGAATCTGTAGAGTTTAGAGCGGGTGCACAATGGACCAATGAAGAACGTGACGTATTAGAAGCACGTGGTCAAGCACCAATCGTAGTAAACAGAATACATCCTATTGTAGAAACTGCAAAATCCCTTCTAACATACAACTCACCTCAGTTTCGTTCTACTGGTCGTGAAGATTCAGATAGAGATACAGCTAAGGTTTTTTCTGATTTATTCCAATATATATGGAGTATATCAGCAGGTGATGAAGAATTAAAACAAGCTATCGATGATTATTATGTTGGTGGTATGGGAGTTCTTCAAGTATATCAAGACCCTGATGCTGATATGGGTAAAGGTGAAGTATATATCAAGTCTATTAATCCATTAGATGTGTACATAGACCCTAATGCAAAGAATGTATATGCCAAAGATGCTGCAAATATTTTAGTAACAACCTATATGACTGATGAGCAAGCAATGCAAATATATCCAGAATTTACTGATATTATTGAACAATCTGCAATGCACCCTGACGAATCAGATGATTATCCAGTTACAAACTTAGCAGCTACTGAAGGACAGTTATTTACTACAGATGGTACAGAAACAGTACATAATAGAAGACAGTATATAGAAAGATATTCAAAAGAGATGCACTCTTACTATAATTGCTATGAACCTTTTTCACAACAAGAACATTTGTTAGATGAAGAAGAATACCAAGAGTATTTACGCAAATATTACATTAAAGTAAAAACGATTAAAGGTGAAGAGATTATTTTATTTGAAGAAGAATCTGTAGAAGAAATGTTTGAAGTAATCGAATCTACTGGTATGATGTTTCACTATGAATTACCAGACCCAGAATTTGATGAAATGGGTCAACCAATACAACAAGCACCAATAAGAGTTCCTGGAGAAGAAGATGAAAACTCTATACCAGGAAGTACTACTATTTTGATACCTATGACAGTTGAAGAACTAATTGGTACAGGCGTTATTGTATCCAATGCTATTGAAGAGTGTAGAGTAAAAATGGTTGTTAGTGTTGGAGATAAAAAATTATATGAACGTTTATTACCTACTGAGGATTATCCGATTATTCCTTTAATGAATGTACATCACAGAAATCCATATCCTGAATCAGATGTAAGATTATATAGACCATTGCAAGAATATATTAACAAAATTCGTTCGTTGATTATTGCACACGCTAGTACAAGTACAAATGTAAAGCTATTGATTCCAAGAGGTTCTGCTGATTTAAATCAAATAGAACAAGAATGGAGTAAAGCAGGTACTAGTGTTATTGAATTTGATGCAGAGTTAGGTGCACCGATTGTGGCTGGCCCAGTCCCACTACCAAATGAGCTTTATAAAAATGAAGCAGATGCCAAATACGATTTAGAGTATGGATTTGGTATTTTTGAACTAATGCAAGGTAGTGGTAGAAGTGCACCATCGACTTACAGAGGTACATTAGTTGTAGATGAGTTTGGCCAGCGTAGAATTAAATCTAGAAGAGATGATATAGAAGGGATGTTAAATCAAGTTGCTAAAGTAGCAATACCATTAATGCAGCAATTATACACAGAAGAAAAAGTAATTAGATTAGTACAACCTAATGGTAACGAAAAAGAACAACGATTTAATTATTATAAAGAAATGGATAATGGAGACGTAAAACGTTTTCACGATATTGGTGTTGGAAAGTATGATATTGTAGTAGTATCTGGTTCTACATTACCAACAAATAGAATGGCATTGCTAAATACTTATATGGAAATGTATAAGATGGGATTAATTGACCAAACAGAAGTATTGAAAAAATCAGAATTAGTGGATGTAGATGGAGTAATGGAAAGAAGTGGACAAATGAAACAAATGCAACAACAAATGCAAGCAATGGCAGAAGAATTGAAGAAAGTCAAGGGCGATTTACAAACTGCTCAACGTGAAGAAGTTCACGCTAAGAAACGACTTGAAGTAGAAAAATTCAGTGGAGAGTTAGATAAGGTATCTAACAGAGCTGATATGGCAACTACGCTTTATAAAGCAAGGTTGAACGATGCAAAACAACAGTTGATGAACTCTGAAATTAGTCAAGAAGATGTAGAAGACGTTGATGTTTTCGAACCGATGACTGAAGAAGAGAGTTAACATAGGAGATAAAATGGAAGAAAATACAATGGACAGAGTAGATGAGCAAGCAGTAGAAGGTGTAACGACTGAACCAACGACTGCTTCAGAAGACATTTTTAACGAAATATTTGGACAAGCACAAGAACAGGTTGCTCCTGTCAGCCAAGAAGTAGTTGAAGGTGAACCTGCTGAGACTCAGACTGCTATGGAACCAAAGAACGACCCTGACCAGTTTCAATACTGGCAAAGTCAAGCAGATAAACGTGCAGCGGAAGTAGATATGTTGAAATCACAGATGGCAGAAGTAATGGCCAAAGTAAGTCAACCTACAGAAGCAGCACCAGTAGAGAAGGAAACAGTGTTAGAGAAACCTGTTAAACCATCAAAGCCTGCTGACTTCGACCGTTCTGAAGCTTTGACTGACCCTGATAGTGCATCAGCAAAGTACTTAGCAAAGCAAGAATCTTATTTGGAAGCTATGTCAGATTATGTAGCAAGTTCAAATGAAAGAGTCATGCAAACGATGACAAAGGCACAACAAGAGCAAGAAGCAATAGCTAGGGACCAAAAGGTTATGCGAGACTTACAGTCTAAGTATAACTATACTCCTGAGCAAGCTAATGATTTTGTAGCTCAGATGTCATCACCAGATTCATTATCGTTAGATAATTTGGTGCAACTTCACCAACTGAGAATGAACACAGGTTCACAACAGGTTACACAGATAACCCCACAAGCTCAACAGAAAGCTGCAGTGATGAATCAACGTAATGAAAAACTAAGTATACCTAAACCTATCGGAGTACAGCCAGGAGCTAGTGACCAGTCGCCAACTAAAAATGTAGAAGATAAAATGATGGATGCGATGATTAGTAACTTTAACAAGCGTAATCCATTCTAATTTAAGGAGAAGGCAAAATGGCACAAGACGCAAACGGAATATTCTCACCTAGCATTGGTGGAAGTGCTGCTCTAAGCGGGCAAGTTTCTATCAATGATAGCAGAAGAATATTTAACTTCGGCGAGAGAGTCGCTGAATTAAACCCAGCTGCTTCACCTTTCTTCGCATATTTATCAAAAGTAGCTAAGAAACCTACAGATGACCCTGTATTTAAATTCTTAGAAAAAAGACATCAATGGCAAAGAAGAAACTTCTTTGTAGACAACAGTTCAGACATTACATTGACTGCTGACGGCTCATGGGAAGCTGCAGACTTCAATTTAACTTCAGCTGAAATTGATGTTGATTACGATATTTATGGAAGAAAAGTAAGTGGTGGAGAGTTCAAAGCTGAATTTATTCAGGTTGGACAAATGATTGCTTTAGAAGCAACAGCAACATTATCAAGTACAGCATCAGCTGTAATTGCATATTACAGAGTAACATCTGTAACACAAAACTCAGCAGATACATCTATTAACGCAGAATATGTTAAAGCTGTGAAAACAGGTGTAGAAAATGGTGAGATTACATCATATGCAAACACTGATACATTGGTATTTTCTGATGATGCAAATGGACAAGTAATTGGTTCAGCATACTTAGAAGGTGACACAGCACCAGCAGGTGGATGGAGAGATGAGTTCTACTCAAGAGAAGGATATGCTCAAATCTTCAAAACTGTTGTACCTCTATTTTCTGGTACTTCTTTAGCTACACGCTACAGAGGTGACGCTAACGAATACATGAGAGTATATCAAGAAAAACTTATGGAACATAAAATGGACATTGAGAATGCTTTACTATTCGGTTATGGTGTAACTGACGAAAGTTCAACAGACGCTGCACGTAAAACTTGGGGTATCTTACCATACACCGAAATTTACGGTAGAGTAAAAACATTTACTTATGCTTCATCAGGATATGATGACTTCGTAGATGCTATGTCAGACATTTTTGATGCAGAATCTGGTGCAGGTGGCAGTAAAATGGTACTTGCTTCACGTTCTGTTATGAACTGGCTTAACAAATTAGGTGGTAATTCTTTCTTAGGAAATACTATGGCTTCAGGTGTTGGAACAGGTGCTTCAGGAGCTGGAGCAGGTGTAACATCATCACCATATGGTGTTTCTATAGATAAAGGACAATCACTGTTTAATGGTGTTAACGTAACACAAGTAGATACCCTATATGGTACTCTTAACTTTGTTATGGAACCGCTATTAAGAGGTCCTTGGGCAAACCACGCTATTGTTGTTGACTTAAACAACGTAGCTTACAGACCACTAGCTGGTAACGGTGAGTCTAGAGATACTCAAATTATTACTAACATTCAAAACAACGATGTTGACGGCAGAAGAGACATGATTCTTACAGAAGCAGGTCTTGAAATTCAACT